ATACGGCATCGATGTATTCATTTCTACTAACTGCCCGATCACTGAGACTGCTGCACAAAACTCAGCAGGTGGTCAAATCCGAGCAGCTATGCTAGTTCACAACGATACAATGATCTTGGCAGAGCAGTTAGGCATACGTTCACAGACTCAGTATAAGCAAGAGTTCTTAGGTACTCTTTATACTGCTGACACATTATACGGTGTTAAGACTTATCGTCCTGACAGCGGTTTCATAATGGCTGTAAATGGTTAATAGAGGAGGGGGGTAGAGCAATCTGCCCCCTTATTCTTTATGAAAGATCCCCGATTAAAAAAGATTGGCGTTTCTGGTTTTAACAAACCAAAGCGTACTCCTGGTCATCCCACCAAGAGTCATGTTGTTGTGGCTAAACAAGGTGACCAAATTAAGACTATACGATTTGGACAACAAGGCGTTAAAGGCGCAGGGAGTAATCCCAAGACTGCCAAAGATAAAGCTAGAAAGAAATCTTACTACGCTAGGCATAACGCACAAGACGCATCCCCTTCAAAGTTATCGGCTCGTTATTGGAGTCATAAGACTAAGTGGTGAGATAAATCATGACAGTAATTATTACCAAGAATAGCTCTACCGCATCGGCCGTACCAAGTACGAGTGACTTGGTTAAAGGCGAGTTAGCGGTTAACGTAACTGACAAGCGAATTTTTACAGAGAATAATTCTACTCAGATTGTAGAACTAGGCACTAATCCTAGCTCTATTACTACTGCTACTGGAACTGTCACAGGCACACTTACCGCTAACGGTACGTTAAACTCTAGTAATGCCGTCCTTACAGGCGGTACAGTCAACGGTATGGTTATAGGTGGTAGCTCTGCTTTAGCTATTACAGGAACTACCGTAACGGCTACTACAGGCTTTGCAGGTGACCTCACAGGTGCGGTGACAGGTAACGTAACAGGCAATCTCCAGGGAAATGTCACAGGAAATGTCACGGGAAATTTGACAGGAAATGTTACGGCAACATCTGGTACTACCAATTTACATAATCTTGCGTTAACAGGTACGGTAGACTTTAACACTGCACGACTAACAGATATTGGTACGCCTGTTGCTGCGACTGACGCTGTGACCAAGGCGTATGCCGATCAGCTAATTACAAACCTTATTGATGGTGCTCCTGCTGCATTAGACACGCTTAATGAGCTTGCTGCTGCATTAGATGATGACGCAGCTTTTCACACAACAGTAACTAACTCTATCGCATTAAAGCTACCTCTTGCGGGTGGTACTATGAGTGGCGCGATAGCTATGGGCACTAACAAGATTACTGGCCTGGGTGATCCAACGTCTAATCAGGATGCAGCAACTAAGGCTTATGTTTTAGCACAAGCAGGTGGTGGTCTTCCATTATCAGGCGGTACAATGTCTGGTGCTATTGCGATGGGTAACAACAAGATCACTGGTCTTGCAACGCCCACTGATTCGGCAGATTCAACCACAAAAGCGTATGTTGACGGCATATTAGGAAGTGCAACCTCAGCAGCTACCTCAGCCACAGCAGCAGCCAACAGCGCAACCGCTAGTGCGAGTAGCGCGTCAGCAGCCTCGACTTCTGAGGGAAATGCAGCAACAAGTGCGACTCAGAGTGCAAACAGTGCAGCAGCAGCAGCAACAACTTATGATAACTTTGATGACCGCTATTTGGGTGATAAATCATCTGATCCTACTTTGGACAATGACGGTAACGCTTTATTAACAGGCGCTTTGTATTTTAATTCTTCATCAAATCAAATGAAGGTTTATTCAGGGTCTGCGTGGGCTGCTGTTGCTCCCACAGCAACTTCTATTAATCTTGCATCACAAGTTACAGGTACTTTACCTGTTGCCAATGGCGGTACAGGCGTTACATCAAAAACTGGGACAGGTTCTGTTGTTTTAAGCACAACACCAACTTTAACGACTCCAATTCTAAGTGGGATAACCACTACGGCTAGTGGCTCAATGGAGTTTTTACCTGCTGATTACACGATGGTTATCAGAGGTGGAGGTTCTAGCGAAGGTACTATTAAACTTAATTGTGCTGCCAACAGTCATGGTCAATCTATTACAGCGCAACCTCATTCTGAAAATGTAACAAATGAGATGTTATTGCCTAAAGGTGCAAACTCGACTTTAGTAAGTTTGGTATCTACAGATACGCTTACAAACAAAACACTAACAAGTCCAGTTCTTACAACACCGAATCTTGGAACACCAAGCGCAGGTGTACTTACAAACACAACTGGTTTGCCTTTAACAACTGGCGTTACAGGCACATTGCCTTTTGCAAACGGTGGTTCTGGAGCAATTACTCCATTAATGAAAGGCACAAATTATTCTGCTGTTAATCGTGATTACATAATAGCAACGGCAGGTTCAATAACCATTACTTTACCTTCTAGTCCGTCAGCAGGTGACTCAGTCACAGTTAAAGATGGAACTGGTGCTGCAGCGACAACTAACTTTACCGTTGCTAGAAACGGATCAAACATTGCTAGTGATGCGTCTGATCTTACTTTTGATAAAAACTTTGCAGAAATCGTAATGACTTATGTAAATGCCACTATCGGCTGGAGTGTCTAATGACAGCTTTATCTGAACTTCTTCCGTCTGGTGGAATACAGAATAGTTTAGATTTTGTTGCTCAAAGTGCAATAAATAATGGGCAGACTGTCGCTTTACGCAGTGATGGAAAAGTTGAGCCAGTGGTTCAAACAACAATTGGAAGTTCTGTAAGCAGCCAAGTAAGCATAAGAAATCCAGCTAGTGGTACAGGCGGTACAATGTCTATGGCTGTTCCTGTTTTCGATGCAGCGAACAATAGATATATTGTTTTTTGGTATGACGGTTATCGTTGCAATTTAAGAGCAGGTGCGGTGGCTGCGAATGGAACTATAACTTGGGGTACAACTTTAGGGTTGGGTATCAGTTATAAGAGTGGGTTTGCTTGGGACAGTACACAAGGCTATGGGATGGTAGTTACCTCTGATAATTCGTATCAAGTAAGAGTAATTTCAATTGATAGTTCTAATAATATTACTTCTTCATCAAATGTATGGGGAGGAAGAGCAGGTGGAGATAGTAGTTATGGTCCTACTGTTTCTTTTGATCCTAGCAGTGGAAGGATGCTTATTTTTGAAGCAAAAGATATATGGAACTCTTACGGACCTATTTGTATACCTATTGAAATTACTGGTTCATCTTCGATAACTGTAGGAACTGCCACCTCAATATCTTCAAATCAAACTAGACTCGAATCTATGCAAGCTGCATACGATTCTGTTAATGAAATCACTGTTGTAACGCGAGATGTGTATGGTCTGGCGTATCCTGCACTTGTCCCGATAACCGATACTGGATCAGGTGGGGTTACAGTAGGAACGGCTGTTCGATTAGGAACAACAACAGAGGATGGCTCTCTTGTGGTTTCAATGAACGGTAGCGAAGGTGTAGCTGTACACGATATGTACTCAGGCTCTGGCTCAACTTATCGTGTTGTTGGTTATGCTTTTGATGTAAGTGGAACGACAATAACAGCAGGTAGCCCAACAAATTTCGGAAGCTATGCTTCGAGAACAGTTCCCTATTCGTTGGGTGTAACTTATGAAAATCGGTCTAACACTTATGTAACAACTTGGAATCAACAGTCTGGTAGCGTTGCTTATTTTGCGTTAGCAACAAAAAGTTCTTCTTCTATATCTTGGAGTAGTATCGGCACAATTAATAGCACCAATCCAGCAGCATTTGTAAATGGTAGACGTATGACTAATGCAGCAGCACCTAGCACTTCAGCAGGTTATGGATTCATATTGTTTCCTTATGTTACAGATTCTTCTGGAACGCGAGATTATGTCTATAGACTTGTCACACCAAGTTATTCGCAATCGAACAACACAGACTTTATTGGCACAGCAAACGCAGCTATTTCTTCAGGTGCTACAGGTGGTATCACAGTATTGGGTGGTCTTGTTACTAACCAAACAGGATTGACGGCAGGTTCTGATTACTTTGTGCAAGGTAACGGAACACTAGGT